CTTTGCTTTTTTATTATCTATATGACCATTATATGAGGTCAGAAAGGGGGATAAAAGGAACATGAAAGCGTTGCGCACACATTTGGTATTGTAGAAAGGTTTGGTGATCCTGATTATCTCCCAACTATGGGTTAAATAGTATTTTTAAGGCATCTGCAAGGGTGTCTTTTATTTTGTCCGAAAAAAGGCTTATGACGTTTAAACTGATGCGGAAATATCCCTGTCACGGAATATAAACTGACATGATGTGACATACAGTCACAGAGAAGAAAGGAATAGATTATGAAACTGGAAGAGTTATTAAAAGAAAAGCCTGAAGCACTGAAAGCAATTAACGACGCACTTGAAAAAGTAAATGCCGGTCAGGAAGATAAGCTGAAGCACGTTCGTTTTGCCGATCTCTCAGAGGGTGGTTACGTGTCTAAAGACAAATATAGCAGTCTTGAAACGGACCTTGCCGGAAAGACTACAGAATTGACTAAGGCGAATGAGCTGATTGAGGAACTGAAAAAGTCAGCCGGAAAAGACGAAGCTACACAGCAGAAAATTGCCACATACGAAACAGAGATTGCAGACCTTAAGAAAGAGAATGCAGAGCTGAAAACAGAAAATGCGTTGAAATTTGCGTTGGTTGCAGCAGGTGCAGTTGATGTTGATTATCTTGTATTCAAGGCAAAGGAAAAAGGTGAAATCAAACTCACTGAGGATGGAAAAATCAAGGGAGAGGATGATCTGATCACCGGTCTTAAAACACAACATCCGGCTATGTTTCAGGTATCCAACGGCAATCAGCAGAATAACAGAAAGATTCTTGAAAATAATCTTCCAAACGGTGACAACGATAAGACAGTCACAAAAGAACAGTTCCTGAAGATGGGATTCAATGAGCGAATGAAGCTCAAAGAAGAAAATCCAGATTTATTTAAGCAGTTAAATACACATTAAGAAAGGTTAAAAAGGTGATGAAGAATGCCGAAAGGAAATTTTGGTGGATTTGCATTTGATGAAGAAGTATTTGCAGGCATGATGCAGGAAGCGGATTACTGGAAAAATCCAATTATTGCATCAGGCATTATCCAGGAAGATTCAAGTATTATGGATCTGATTGGAGAAAAAGGAAACGTGGCAACAATTCCGATTTACAAGCCGTTAGATATCAATGAGGACGGAATGGAGGCACTGAATAATGATGGTATGACCAACAATACACCGGTTGAAGTTTCCGGAAGTAAACAGACCTGTATGATGATCCAGAGAATGAAAGCATTCCAGGCAAAAGATTTTACGAAGGAATTGACTGGTGCTGACCCAATGACAAATATCAAGGGTAAGATTGTTGGATATTATCAGCAGGTATGGGAAAACGAGTTAATGAATATTGCGAAGGCAGTAACTGGAGTGGCTAAACTGTCAGATCATGTGACTGATTTAACAAAGAACACCACTACACACATCGAAGCTGGTACTGTTTATGATGCAGAACAGGCGGCACTTGGGGATATGGCTGG